TGGTCCACTTCGCTTTCCATGTCGTCTTTCAATCTGCCGATAAACTGCGATAAAGTTTGGGGTGATGCGATGGATACACATCGTTGGTAGTCGTCAGCGAATACGTTGTAGTCTAGGTTCATACTTGTTTTCATTCGTCTTCTCCTCTGCTTACTACTCGGGTTTCTATTTGGCCTCCGCCATCCATCATTAGCGCAGCGGTATGTGCGGCCTCCATTGCGTCTTCCAATGCCAAAGGGTCTTCGCTATGCACGATGCAAGAATAGATACCGCCGTTGGCAGCGGCTTGTTCCCATGATGTGTACTGGTCTAGGTTGTACATCTCTACAAAGGTGTTCATGTCAGCCTCCTAAACCATTGGGTGCGTGGGTAATTCCAGCATCTTCCCAAACCTTGTCGATAGCTTCGTAATACCCTTGTGGGGTGTCTCCGTCCTCGTCCTCCTCGTACTCAGGCATATCGCAAACGTAGTCCACCCCATCCTTGCGGTAGCCCATAAAGCCTACGCCTTGTTCGCAATAGGCGGCTTCCACTTCGATTCCAGCATCTTCCATTGCCTTGAATATGCCATCGGGTGGTGCCCATGCGGTATCAAAGTAAACAAAGATAGAGTTATCCTTAATTTCGTATCGGTCAATGGTCGCGTCCCACTTTGTTCCCCACTCTGCGACACAGTAGTCGTACCAGTTGGAATGACCAAACTGCTCAACCAGTTCTTGGCCTTCTTCTGTCAATGGGCCGTGGTGGGCAATGGCATCCTTGAGCGGCTGCGGCACCGGCTTGACGGCTTGAAACCACTCGGCATTTTTACCCTTTTTCAGTTCCTCCAGTATCTTCACCATCATGAGGTTGTCTTGCGGGGCCGTCAAGCGGCAGGAATTGGCGCACCAATTGGGCATAACTTTCTCCTAGTTTAAGTTGGACAATAGCGTCCCCTAAACCCTGCTCGGCAGGGCTTAGAGGGGTTACTGCTTGATTAGCGTATCAAACTGCTCCAGCACACTTTCGCGGCTTCCCTTTAGGTTGAATTCCTTTTTAATGATGGTGTAAAAACTTCGGCCGCTGCGGCGTAGTCCCTTGATTTCCAGTTTCAGGCCGGCTCGTAGGGTCAGCATCCGAAAATGCAGTATTTGGTTCGGTTCGGTGATTACCATTGGTCTTCCTCTATTTGGTCATCAACATCGGCTTGTGAGTAGTACTCAAAAATCTTCGGGTCATACTTGGACAGGACTGCTTCTTGGCACTTGGCACAGACTCGGGCAAGGGGGATGCCCCTGCCGTCATGTTCCCACCAACTATCGGCTCGGGTATGGTCGCAGTAGTTCATTTAATCCTCGCAATTGGAATGACGCGACTTGCGCGTTGGTTGACTAGGTTGGTCTTGTTGCCGTGGGCGCGAAACCCTACGATGCTCTTGCGGTCTACGTTTTGGCACAGTTGGCAAACGGCACAGGTAAGGTTGCGGGTCTGCGCGGGGCAAACCACAATCGGCCTTCCAGCCGGAGTGTAGGAATGCTCCGGCGTATCCACTGGCACGATGCACACCACAGGGCCGGCTTTGAGTTCGGCTAGGCGGTCAGCCTCTCCAGCATCATCTGCGGACAGGTTAATGGTGTAGCCCCATGCGTTGGCATGGCGTATCCATCTGATTGCTTGCGCTGACTTCTTGTGCGTGTAGGTAAACCCTCTGCGTCCAAAGTTGGCGCGAACAATTAGCCCCAGTTCGTAGGCATCCACCTTCTCACCAGTTCCTACAAGGTCGCCCACCACTTCACCGCGCCATAGTTGGTCTTCCGGCAGCGCGGCTATCTTTACCACCAGTTCTTCGGTGGTCATGCCGCTGCGGTCTGCTCGGTTCCAAGCAAGGGAGGTATGGAAATCATCTCCGTAGCATCCTTTGCGGTACCAAGTACAGGAGGGAGGGCAGGATGCCCTCTCCCGATACGTCACAGGAATCGGGCCTACCTTGCGGTTACCCGATTTTTCAACGAATAGCGTTCTCATGCGTAACCCTTGAAAGAGCGCACGATGCTATCGTTGTTGGTGTGGTGTTCAACGATGTTGTACTCTTCACCAGCGTTAATCTTGGCTTTAATCCATACATCGAAATCGCAATCCTCTTCGAGGTAGGCTAGGTGCCCATTGCGGTGAGAGTAGCGGGAAATCTTGTCAGCCACATCAAGGCGGCACAGTTCAGCGACAGGCACTTCCACCCAGCCATGCGAGGGGTCTTGGAAATACTTGTAGTTCATACTGCCTCCCAATTGAGGTAGGTCGTGATAACGTAACCGGCAAGCACACCACCCCAAAGCAGGGCAAGTTTGGACAGTAGTCCTTCATTGGTCAGGCCGATGTAAATGAACAGGGTAGCGAGTACGGCACAGGCTATGTCGTAGGCAATCAGGGTCTTATCAATCATAGAAACTCCTTTGTAGAGGCCAATGGTGGCCCGTAAACCCTGACCAGCAGGGCTTACAGACTGCATTAGTTGGGCTCGATGCTGAATGTGTTGTTGCCGAAAAAGCTGCCTATTTTTTCGCTAATCAGGTCTTCCATGACTGAATACTTGCTCATGTACTCCTCCACGGCATTTTCAATGTCCACGTTCTCGTTGTTCCAATCTTGTATCTTGTCGTCTAGGTTGTCTGCCATCCAGTTTTCAATCAGTTCGCCTACGTCTTGCTCGGCGATTGCTTCGCGCACTTGCTCACGCACCAGCGTCAGTAGGGCGGTTACTGGGTTTGCGCGGGTACTCATCTCGTTTATCTTGTCCACCAGTACTTGCTTTTCTGCGCGATGCAGTTCGATGGCGGTATTGAGTAGAACGGCAGCTGCAGTACGGATAGAGATAGAGTCGGCGCTACTTGCGGCGGCACCAGACAGGTCGCTGACGTACCTCAGGGCAGAATTCATATCTGCATGGGTAGCAAAAAGGTCATTTTTGTAGTCGGTAAGCATCTTTAACTCCGTTAATGTTGAACAAGACCGGCTCTAGGCCGGTTTCGGCTAATCAAGCCTCGTCAGTTGTTCTTCGGGTAGGTTGGCGTGGTCGGTGGTTTCCCATTCGATAGAGACAACACAGCCGAAATTGGACACACCTTTGATGTATGGGAGGCTCGTCCACTCAGGGTAGTCGTCCATCTCGGGCAACATATGCCACACGGCGGTTTCAATGGTGTAACCAAGCATCTCTTCAAAGCGCTTGCGAGCTCCAGCGGGGGTCGTGTATTTGCGTTGGCTCGTGCCGTCCGTGTCTCGCGTGGTGACAATCCAGTTCATATGTTTCCCCTTGCTTTGATAGCCAAGCATTCGGCATATGTTCCAACGTAGACGATGCGGTAAGAGTTGCGGACAACGTCACCCTTGCAGACGATAATGTTGCCGTGTCGGTTTGCTTGTGCGGTATACATAAAGACTCCTACTTGTAGTAGACGATGGAATCCCATGCGCCGTTGCCGAATCGCTCGGTCAGGATTGCGATTCGGGGTATGGTTTTGTCTATGTTGTGGACAACCTTTTGGTCGCCCGAATAGGTGCAGTCACTCGCCACAACGAGCTTTGTGAGCTTATTCTTCTTTGACACGCTGTACAGCGTTTGCTGTACGTTGAAGCTGCCGCTGATGCGGTCAGGGGCTTCTGACATGGGGCGGTATTCAATCATTAGAGACTCCTTTTAGGTTGGGACACATGACACCGATTAGTGCCATGTATGATATTACAACACACTTTTTGTTAAAGTTCACAGGCCGGCAAAAAATATTTTCGGGCGGTCTTGGTTGCCCAGGCACTTCGAGGTCGTGGTATATTCGGCCGTTCTCAATTCATACCGCATGGTCACAATAGGCACAGGCAGTAACAACAATGGCTAAACAGACAACACAAAAACTCACTCGGGCGCAGATAAAGGCTGGGCTGGACACGATACCTATAGATGTACTGCTAGGCGCTGGACAAGGGAAACAACCCAAGCTAACAACAAAGCAAAGAGACTTCGCTAAGGCCGTGGCTATGGGTAAGACTAAGGCGCAAGCGTATAGGGAGAGCTACAAGGTAGACGCTGCACAGAGTACTATCGTATGCGCGCCGTACAAACTGGCAGCAGACGCAAGGATTCAACAAGAGGTCGAGGCTTACAAGCTGGCAATAGAAGCGGAGAAACACCGAACCCCTCTACAACTGAAGGCTCTCCTTGTCCAGCAACTAGTACAACACAGCCTAGATGACGACTTTCCCCCAGCATCGCGTGTCCAATGCCTGAAACTCTTAGGCTCGTTGTTCGAGGTTGGAGCATTTGTAGAGCGTAAAGAGATAACAACAGTTAATAGAAGCGCAGACATACGCACTCGCTTGCTATCACGACTCCAAACAATCACAGTAGATGCAGACATAGTCGCAGATGACGCACTAGACTTGCTCACAGAGATACGCACAGCCAAGACGGATACCGCGGTCAACGATGGCTCTAGCGGCACACCCACCGGAGGGGCACCCCCGC